TAGCATGGAGCAAAGCTCCGGTATAAAATAGAATTCAAAATAAAATGAGAAAAAAAAATTTAAAAAGAAAAGTATTTAGACATTTTGTAAAAACTTTTTGTATTACAAACTTTTTTTACAAACATTTTTTGTAATACAAAAAAAAACTACAAAAAAAACGATTTAAAAACATATAATATATAATATTATAACCATGATTCATGTCAAAAATGAAAAGATTATTAATTTTTATCACACTCATCCAGAATTTGACTTTGAGACAATGAACCTGCTATTTATTGGATTACTTGAAAAAATTTCACAAACCAATAATGCTAACAGAGATGATATTTTACTTTCATCTTTTAAAAAGTTAGAAAACGATATGAATGAAATGAGAGATAAAGTAACATCTTCAAGTCAAGGAATAATAAATCTTCAAACTACTATCGCTTCTATTCCAAATACGATGGTTGATAATTTAACTTTGCAATTGTCTACAATCAAAGATAACTCTATTAAAGATATTGAAAGAGCTCTTGAAAATAACAAACATTCAACAAGTGAAAATATAGATCAAAAAATGCGTTCTATTATTCTTGATAATTTAAAAAATATATTAGATTCTAATATTATTGAATTAAAAAATGAAATTTCTAAAAGCAACTCTCCGAGAGAACTTGCTGATTCAATTAATGGAAACTTTCAAGCTAGATGTGATTCTCTACAACAATTTATTCTAAATTTGATTAAACAACTTCATGAATCTTCTACTAATCAATCAAAAATTCTAAAAGATGTTCAAACATATTTTGATAGACAAAAAAGCTCTAACTATAAAGGAATTGATAGTGAAAATAATCTTGAACAAGGATTAAATAATACATTTCCAGATGCAATTATAACTAATACAACTGGACAATCTTGTTCTGGAGACTTCTCTCTTGAGAGAAGTGAAAAACCTACTATTATGATTGAAAATAAATTTCATTCATCTAATATAACTATTCCTGATATCGAAAAATTTATTCGTGACGCTGAATATCAATCTTGTCATGGAATTCTTGTTTCACAAAAAAGTGGTATCTCGAGAAAAAAAAATTTTCAAATTGATATACATAATGGATATATAATGATATATATCCATAATGCTGATTATGATTTTGATAAAATTAAACTTGCTGTTGATGCAATTGATCATCTATATACTGCTCTTAAACAAAATGGTAAAGATTCTGTACAATTAAATGTTTCTCCTGATGAAATTAAAGAAATTAATAATGAATATCAAAGATTTCTTATTCATCGAAATGGATTATCTGATTCTCTTAGATTATTTAATAGAAATATGACTAAACAAATCTCTCAACTTGAATTTCCAGAATTGTCAAAAGTTCTTTCACAACAATTTTCTTCAACAGAAGAAACACTTTTTAAATGTGAATATTGTAAAGTTAAAGTATATAAAAACGCAAAATCGCTTGCTAAACATGTTCAAACATGTAAAATCAAATGTAATACTATAACTATTGAAACTTAAATTATAATATTAATATTAATTATTTTAGATATAATGTTATTTCAAGAAATGAAAAATGTTTGAAAGAAGCTGTTAATAATATTAAACTACCAAAATTAACCACTTTCTTTACTGGCAAATGTGATGCCTTGCAAACTTGGGATTGTCCTTTCTGTTTTGTTCCATTTCCAACAAGAGGAGCTCTAGGAGCTCATAAATGGCGATGTGAAAAAAATCCTGATAAACCTAATAAAAAAATAGACAAAAAATCTAAAAAAAACTCTGATAAAGAAATTGTTATTGAAACAAAATAATTGGTTTTTGAATTAATAACCAAGTTTTTGTATTAATAACTAAGTTTTTGTATTAATAACTAAGCTTTGACAAAACATGTTCAAAACTGTAAAAATTACTCTAAAGTCATTAATATTGACGCATAATTTGAGAGAAAATATATATGTCATACGGATAACTGATAAAGAAATTATTATTGAAATATTCGTAATATAATTATAACTCTTCTGCTTCTTTAGCTGCTGCTTCTTCAGCTGCTGCTTCTTCAGCTGCTGCTTCTTCAGCTGCTGCTTCTTCCGCTGCTGCTTCTTCCGCTGCTGCTTCTTCAGTTTCTACCTCTTCTGTTTTTATGTAAAAACGTAAAATCCCATTGTCATCTAACAATTCTTTTGCTTTCTCTTCTAACAATTCTTCCTTTTTTTCTTCTAGTTCAACTTGTTCAAATTCTGCATACTCATCACTATTTTCTTTACACTTATATGATTCTTCTTTCGATTTTAAAACTAGAGAACTTAAAAATATATTCCATGTTTTTAGGTTATCGGTAGTAGTTTTTTCTATCTCTTTAACTTTATCGCTACCGAGTATATCTTTTTTACCTATGAATGATTTACCATCTGTAAATGAAGTTGACTCATTACGACCTTTAATTTTACCATCTTCTTTCGTAGGTAAAATTTCATGAAGACTTATTTCTTCATATAATTTAACCATACTTTTATAAATATGATTTCTTAAACTATCAAATTTTTCTGCTAAATCACTTTTTCCTCTTTGTGCTCCACAAAGATATTTGCATAATTTTTCAACATCACTATTTTTATCTTCCATATACGTTTTTATCTTATCATTTAATTGATTTTGCAAGTAAAGATTTACTTTAACAAATTTATGCATTTCTTTAAATTTATCTAAAATTCCAAGAGCTTTAAATTTTTTATATAGTGGAACAACAATAGACTCATTACCACTATTATCAACAATAGACTCATTACCACTATTATCAACAAAAGACTCATTACCACTATTATCAACAAAAGACTCATTACCACTATTATCAACAAAATACTCATATATATAATTTGTAATAAGCTCTGAAACTTCTGATGTTCCTCTTTTTACACAATCTCGCTCTTGTAATTGTAATAAAATATATAGTAAACATACGATTGCATCTTCTACGCTTTCTAAATCACTAAGACAATCCTCTATATGTTCTGTATGATAATTTCTACCATGCCATAGTTTTATATATTCTAAATCTTTAAAATTATGATAATTAAATATACTATCTAAAATAAATTTTAAAGTATTTGGAAAAGAAAATTGTTTAGAATTCGCTATTTTCGCATAGGATTTATTTTTAATAGCATCGTTTAATTTTTTTTCTTCCTGAGTCTCATATTCAATCGACATGCAGCGTTTAACAGACTTAAATATTTTTTCAAATGTTTTTGCAAAATCTCCATCACTTTTGTTTGAAAGTGCAAGTATTAACTCTTTAGGAAACCTATCAGTAGGTGGTATAACGTAGTGTCTTAATCTAAATAGCATAAAAAATAAGTTTTCCTCTCTCATAACACCTCCCCCCTCGCTCATATAGCCTTCTCCCTCGCTCATATCGCCTTCTGACATATGACATTTTAAATCAAAATCAAAATCACCCTTTGTAAAACAATTTATAAAATCTATAACTTCTGGGCCACATTCCGTTTTATCTTTAATTGATTCTATATAAGTAACCGCCATATAAGCATACAATGCACCTCCTTTTATTTTTATAAAATTATCAGATGGTATTTCTGACTTAATCTTTTCTTTCATTGTTTCTTTTATTCCATTATCTTTCTTAGTTGTTTCATGCAAAAATTTAATAAAAGAATCTCTTGAAATTGTTTTTGGTGTTAAACTTTTATCGCTATCGCTACTCATCACCTTATGCAATTCTTTTAAACATGTATACAATAGTTTTTCAAATTCATTCTCTCCGAATTCACAGTGACAAGAATATCCTATATCAAATACTTCTCTAAAATTCTTTACTGGTTTTATATATCCATATTGTTCAGACCAATCTTTTAATACTTTTGCTAGTGTTTCATTTTCAGTTAATAACTTAGCTAAATCAATTATATAATATCCTATTTCTACACTATTCATATTAATATATATTAATATATTAATATATTAATATGAATTACCATTACCTATTAACTATTACATAATTTTAATCTATCTATTTTTTGTTCTTGTTTTTATTTTATGCTTCTTATTTTTTTTAGTATTTTTTTTAATTTTAATATTTATTTTTTTATTTCTTGTATATTTTTTTAGTTTTGTTTTTTTTCTTGTTAATTTACCACCAACTTTTACATCGCTACCTGGTGTTATCATATCTAAATAAGTTTCAGACTCTTGTGAATAATCAGTTGGATTATAATATATATCATTATCAATATTATTACTATCAATCTCTATTTCAGTTTCATATTTATCATGAATATAAAGTAACCGTTTTTCTAATTTAGCTCCATCAATTGGTTCTTTACTATTAGCTACTTCTCTGAAAAAATCTACGATAGACGGTTTATTTTCAGCCTCAGCCATAATTTCATCATATATATTTTTATCTTTACTTTGAATTTTTATATCTAAAAATAATTCAGGTTTGTCTATACTAATAATTAATAATGATAATCTTAAATTTATAAAATTAAATGTTTTTTCTAATTTGAAATTTTTATCTTTATGCTTTCGTTCCTTATAAAAATATTGATAAAATATATCTATATTTTCATATATTTTTTTTAAAATTGTATTTATGTTATATTCGTTTGCTAAAAAATTTATTCTATCTATTTTTTTATTAAAAGCAAGACATCTATTGGAATATGCAAAATAAACTGTTATTAACTCTTTTATTACTAATTGTGCGTTTATAGGGAAACTTCTAATGTTTCTTATACTATCTATTTTTTCTAAATGTTTATCTGAGTCTAACGATAATTGAGTTGTTTCTTCACTTATTAAATCTAAAGCTAATTTATTACTTATTCCCTTTCTCATATCATTAATACCCACCATTGTTTTAACTTTAACATCTATTTCTATTTCCTCCCTAGCTTTCTTATCTTCTAAAAATCCGTCAGTTTCTTCTTTAGCTTTAATTAATAAATCGTTGACATTTTCAGCAAATTTTGCTTTGACATCTTCAGCAAATTTTGCTTTGACATCTTCAGCAGATTTTGCTAAAAATGTAGCTCTTTTTCTTTCCCCTGTTATAAGAGCTTGCAATAATTTTCTCTTTTTTAAAGAGTCATTATGTAATCTTGATTTTTGAATTCCATTATTTACTGTCTGTCCATTTACTTGCGTTATATTATCTAAACAGTTTTCAGGAAGTGATGGTTTAAATTCTAAATTTTTTATTTCTAAATATTTCCTTGCTATATCATTTAGTCTTTCCTTTATCTCCTGGTTTATTTTTTCTATTAATGCAGCCTCCGTATTTGCTTTTATTTCTATTTCTGTTTCATTTAACTTAATTAAATAGTCTTGAACTTTTATTCCTTCACGTATTATATTATCTATAATTTTCTGTATTAATTTACAACATAAAGATTTTACTTTATAAAAATAAGCCTCATTTTTATATATAAATGAAATCATTGTTTTAAATACAATTTCATATATTGTAATGCTTTCATCTATAGTTATATAATTATTATTTACACAAATATAATAAAATATTAATTCTTCTAAATCTGGTTCTTTAAATATTATATCATAACCGATGATAGATAGTTTTTTTTTTGCTTCTAATTTTTCTTGTTCAATTACATTTATTATTTCAAAAATTAATTTTTTTATTTCATCTAATTTTTTTATTTCATCTAATTTTTTTTCTTGTTTTTCTGCTGTCACATTTGTTACTGTAATTTTCGACGGCACCCCTCCACCACCTTCAAAACTAGAAAAATCTCCTACTAATATTTTTAATTTTCCTACTAATTTTTCTAATTCTTTTATTTTTATAGTAGATAATGTATCTAATATTTCATCTTTTTCATATTTCTTTCCTATCTTTGTAAAAAAAAATTCTATTAATCTTTCAAATGTTTTAAAAAATATATCATTTGTTCCGCCAGCTTTATGATGTATAATTGCACCACCATTATGAGAACCACCACTCATAACACAATGTTCTTTCTCAAAAGCTTTTATAAAAGATTCAGAAACATTTGAATATTCAGCTTTAATTGTTGTATCTTTCAGTATGTTTTTTAACATTTCTACCGAACCTGGTAGAATATTTTTTAATATAAATGCAGAATCCTCTTTTATTACTTTAAAAAATAAAGAACTCAAATCTTTAGAATCCTCACTAGCATCATCACTACTATCTTTAGATTTACTTTCCTTTTGCATTTTTATTATTTCGTTATAAGTATCATAAAAATCCGAAAATTTGTATATTTTCTTCATAAATTCCTCATATTCGCCATATGACATTGCATTAACTGATTTTCCAAAAATAAGATCACTTAAGTTAACTAATTTTTTTTCAAATTTTTTTTTATATATTTCCATTCTTTCATGTGAAAGTTTTTGTAATAATAAAGTTATTGCGCATGGCTCTTGTGATTCATCAACTTCCATAGGACTACTACCAAGAGCTTCTGATTTTGATGATTCAGGTTCATCAACTTCCATAAGACTACTACCAAGAGCTTTTGGTTTTGATGATTCAGGTTCATCAACTTTCATAGAACTACTATCAAGACCTTCTTGATTTTTTAAATCCATTATATTTTTAACATGATTTGCAGCTGTTTTTGCGTCACTTATTATTATACTTGCATTCTCTTCCTTATGTTCATCCGATTCAGGGTTGCTATAGTTATTTGCTGCTGCTTTGACACGACCAACTGCTTCTTTAGCAGGAACAATAAAAGCTTTTATTTCTGGAATTGCTTCTTCTTTTTTATTTGTTTCTATTTCTGCTATATCTTTCATGGCTTTTTTTGTTTTTTTGCAGGCATCAATAACATACGATGCTTGCGATGCTTCTATTGTTTGTGATGTTTCTGCTTTTTTTATTATAGCTTCTTTTATTTCTATTATATCTTTTTTTATTTCTTCTGCATTTTTTCCACCTTCTGCAGGTAGTGCATCAGTTAATAATTCTTGTCCAAGGTGTTTACTTAGTTGTAATATCTGTTGTTTAAAAAATTCAATCTCTTTTTTAGTTGTCTCTTCTAGTTTATCCTCATCCTCAGCCTCAGTATAATTTTCTATTTTATCCTTAGTAGTTTTTTTTATTTTCTCATTTAAAGAACCAGAATCGGCTTCGCTAACTTCTTGATATTTTTCCAACAATTTACATGAATTATATAATTTTTCTAGTTCAATTAATTCATTACTTTTATCTATATTTTTAAAAAAATCTTCATTTTTTTGCAAACCTATGTAAGACATTAAATGGTCACCTTCTAATTTATGTAATGATTCAATGCACATTGTTAAATTATCGATTTTGACTTCTGCTTCTTCTGCTTCTGCTTCTGCTCCTGCTTCTGCTCCTGCTCCTGCTTCTGCTTTTTTAAATATAATAAAATTTGAACCAACTCTTTGACAAAATTTAGATAAATTACTTTGTTTTTTAAGATTATCAAAATTTCCACTATATTCTTCAGAAAATTTTTTTTCTAATTTTTCATGCAGTGGTTCCAGTGAATCACCAGTTGCTTCTGGTGGTGCTTCTGGTGCTTCTGCTGCTTCTGGTGGTACTTCTGCTGCCTTTGTTTTTTTATAGTGTGCCTTTGTTTTTTTATAGTCTTCATATTTCACTTCAATAATTTCTATGCTATAATCACAATAGCTTTCAAACCAATATATATATAATAATATATATTGTATCATATTATTAATACACTTAATAATATCTGATTCAGTCATTTTTACATTTACTAATTTCAAAATTGTTTTATCACTTATCTCTAAGCCAGTTTGTTTAAATATTTTTTTTAACTTATCATGTGTATCTCCTGTTTCTATACAATACATCTTATTTACACTCATAACTGGTCGTTCCAAATGTTGTTTTTTCACTCCTCCAATAGGTGGCCTTAAACAAAGCACATGGTCGTTATTTTCTAAAAAATCAACTAGTAAATATTTAAATGAACTTAATAAATCACTACTAAATACATTATCAGGTGGCGGAAAATCATCCATAAATACTTTTAGTTTTAAATATTCATCAATTAATTTTTTAGATTCTTCTGTTATCAGCTTGTTCTCATTACTTTTATGAAATGGCAACTCAGCTAAAGCATATAATGAACTTTTGCCATCTAAAGGTCCAACACATAAACTATGTTCTTTTTGCATTTCAGCTATCTCCTTTAATTTTTTTTCCAAATATTTGCTACTTTCTTTTGAAGATTTAATGGTTGAAATAAGTTTGTCTATGAATTCAACACATTTTTCACAATTGTCACATACGGCAGGATTTTTTACTGCGATTTTTAAATAGTTATTTATATTTTGTAATTGTTTATCACAATGTTCCAATTTTTCTTGGAAAACTTTCAATATTTTTATAGCATGATGTGTAGAATCTTCAGTATCTTTAAGTTCAATTTTAATTTTGCCTAATTTATCTTTTAATTTATCTTCTAATTTGTCCATAACACCGTCGATTTCGTGAAATAATTTAATACAATTACATATATGCTTCAATAAATCTTCTACAGTTTTATTTTTAGTTTTTTCTAGTTCAGATGTTTTTTTTGTGACCAGACTTTTTAGTTTTACTGGATTTATATATTCATAACTTGCACCCGCAAATAATAGTATATCTAAATAATCATAATCATGATTGCTAGATACTCCTGCTATTGCTCTCTGTATTAAATATTCTTTAGCACTATATATTCTAGCTATCTCTTTCTTTTTTTTTTCTATTCCTTTAATATCATATATTTTTAAAAAATTCAATTTATCATCTTGAGGAAATGTATAAAATGATGCAACTATATATATAAATCTATTTATATCATAAAGAGTATATTGTTTATCATCAGTTGATGGAGGAATAGCAGGTGGACCATCTGGTGTGTCAGCAACTGGTGGGTCAGCAACTAGAAATTCTGATTCTATTAATTTTTCATATATCTTTTCTTCATTTTTTAATAATTTTTTTTCATCAAATAAACCTTTTTGTGTTATGACAATTTTTTCAGCTTTAATTTCTCTAGTTGTATGTTCTTTTAAAAAAGTTTCTGGGACTACAATAGTATCTTGCTTACTGGGTTTTTTACCACCACCTGTGCTACCTGCTAAGTGATTAATATTCTTTTTAACTTCATCTTGTAACTTTTTACATTCACCCGTCTTTCTATATTTACTAACTACCTCATTAAGAACATTGTCTTTCATTTTAATACGTGTACGACAATTATTATCTGTCCATTTGTTAAATAATTTAATATGTTTTCCCTCTCCTGAATAAAAAATTATTAAAATATCATTTATCATTCTAAAAAAATCTACTACAGTATTCTTTTTTAGTGATTTAAAACTAGCCAAAAGCATTTCATATTTATTCTCATCTTCTCCTGGCATAAATAAATATGCTGGTTTTACAGATGTATATGGTAAACTTAACAAGTTAGGAGAATTTGTATTTTCTACATTAATTGCATCATTATCTACTAATGCAGATGTAACATTAAATATAAGATTTCTATAATATACTGTTTGGTCGCATGACGGTTGTATCATGATTTTACTTAATGAATCTATATCTTTCATAATGTCAGATTTCAATTCAGATGAACTGGTAACAAAACTTCCTCCAACAGATATTTTAGATAATGATTTGCTTAAGTGTGTATCATGTGGTGGTTCAGTTTCATTAAATTTTTTTCCAATTCCAAAAATTAAAGAGTCTTTTTCTGCCACTCTTATTTTCTTATAATCTCTAATATTTATTAACATATAATTTAATATAGCATATAAAGCATTTTGCATTGTATCTCCTAATTCTTTTTTTATTAATGCAATTACTAATTTTTCGTCTTCTTTTACATTTTTTTCGGAGTTTTTCTCTTTTAAATACTTAGCATCTATCCAAACATCTGGAAAAGACTCCACAAAATCATTCTTTTTTAAATCATAATACGGTTTCCCACCAATGTCTTTTTCTATTTTTAATTTATATTGAAAAAACATTTTGGTATCTGGAACTGGTTTTTTCATTTCCTTTTCTATTATCGCGCTATCATTTAATTTACATGCCCATTCAGTTATTTTATATTTCGCTTCACCATCATTAAAGCCTAGCAATTTAAAGAATTCTTCATCAAATTTAATTTCTAAGCCTTCCATAGAAGGAAATAAATATTTTACTGATTCAGGTGCAGCTCCACTAGGACCTGCATCAGTAACCATTGCTGCTGTTAAAAATATAGCAGGATTTTCAGACTGTGTAAATTTTTCACCACCTGTTCCTGCTTCATTAAAAATCATATAATGATTTTTAAATTTTAAATCATATCCTTCATCACCCTCTTTTAATTTTCTTTCTACTTTATATTTTTTACCTTTTAAATATCCTGCAGTAGCAAAGGTTTGTATTTTTTTGATATGTTTCCATTTTAAGGCTTTAAAAATTGCTTTTAAAGTTTTTGGATATTCTTCACATGCTTTTTTTATTTTTGGAAAAATCGACGCTATAGCTGAATTCAATTTTTCAGTAGCTACTGGCGTCCCTGTTTTTGCATCTTTAACCATATCTAATGAATTTAATAACATGTAAATGTAATTACGTAGAACAGGAACAGACAATTTTGGTTCTTCTATTAATTCTTTAATTCTACCCTTTAAATATATTCCGTCATCATTTTTACCCAAATCATCAATTGTTGGTAATTGTTCACTAATATCAAAATATATTGGTCCATATTGACCATCTGAGGGAGATTCTGTAAAAAAAAACTTTTTATCTGCCGTGATTGATATCTTACCATCAGCTACAACTGCAGATACTAATATTTCTTTTTTTGACATTATATATATATATAAATAGTTAAATATTAATATCAATTAATAACTATAATTTATAATATAGTTATTAATATAATAAATTAATTATTAATATAATATTTTACAACTTTTTTTTGTTTTTATATCTTGTTTGTTTCCCTTTTCTAAATTTCTTTCTTCTACATTTAGTTGTGTTTTTTGTTTTTATTGTTTTTATATCCCGTTTGCTTGCCTTTTCTAAATTTCCTCCTTTTCTTCTTGGGTATGGGAATTGGCTTCTGCCCCTGTCCCTCCTGTCCCTCCTGTCCCTCCTATCGCTCCTGTCGCTCCTGTCGCTCCTGTCCCTCCTATCGCTCCTGTCGCTCCTGTCGCTCCTGTCGCTCCTGTCGAATTTGTAGTAATTCTGTGCTTCCTGTAAAAGTGATGGGGTTTTATCACTCCGCCTACCATAAGGTTTTACTTTTTTTGCTTTTGATTCTCCGTCTTTTTCTTCTGATTCTCCGTGTGTTTTTAATCGGCTTCTTTTATTTTTTATAACTCTCATTATTTTATTATATCTTTTTGTAGAATCTTTATCTTTCTCCAGGGGTATATCTAAATTGTCTTCACTCAAATCACCAGCTGACCTCTTTCTATTTAATTTATTTTCTAGTTCTGCTGGTTCTAATGTTTCTAGTTCTAATTCTTCTATTCCTGCTAGTTTTAATGTTTCTAGTTCTAATTCTTCTATTTCTTCTGGATCTAATTCTTCTATTGCGTTTGCTAATGCTAATTTTGCATCTGCTACTTTCGATTTTAATGTTTCTATTGTTTCTCCTTCCTCTAATCCACTATTTTTATTTAAACACTGTAAATTAGTAATATCTACTTTACAATCTGTAAATATATTATCTTCCTTGTCAGAATCAAGAATATGGTTAACATGTATTTCTATAGGTCCCCTATATGTAACACTATCAGTTTCTTCTGTACCCATTATATATATATATAATATGTTATATTTCCAACATTCCTTGCATTAATTTCATTTCTTTTTTAATTCTCTCTTTTTTGCTATTTTTTTTCTTAAAATAAATACTATTTTTATAATTTATTTTTAATTGTGATACAATTTTTGATAGTTTAAAACTTATACAAAGGTTATTTAAGTTTTTAAATATTTTTCCAATAAATAATGCTTTATTTTTAAAAATATTTTCGCTTTCACGGTTACTTATAATGTATGAATGATATTCTAATATATCATTTCTATCACGACTTCCTAAGCAACATCTCATATAATATTATTATTATTGTTCTATTTAACTTAATAAAAATAATAATAATATATCATCAAAATTGTTTGATAAAAAAAGATAAAAATTTATTTACCAATATCAAAAATAATTAATATATTTTTAAATTATATTAACTTATAATAATTATATTAATTACTATAAATTATATTAAAAAAAATCTATTAATATAATTATTAAAATGGAAAATAATAATATAGAATTATTAAAAAAATTAAAATGTGAAGATAGAGACATTTATATTAGTAAAAATATTACATTAAAAAGTGAGACTATAACTCTTGGAGATCATATAGCAATAGATGATTATTTATATTGCACATCTAATTTATATATTAAAAATTATGTTCATATATCTTCACATGTTTCAATTATTGGTGGAAAAGAATCTAATACATATATTGGAAATTTTGTAAATATTTCCACTGGTACTAAAATATTATCAGGTAGTTCTGATTTTTTAAATGAAGGATTAATATCATTACCCGTATTACCAAAACATTTACAAAAAAATATATATAATCCAATTAAAATAAACGATTTTGTTACAATTGGAGCAAATTGTACAATTCTTACTGGTATTGAATTAGGTGAAGGGTCTATTATAGCTGCTGGTTCAGTAGTTACGAAAAATACTGAACCATGGACATTATATAAAGGTGTTCCAGCAAAAAAATATAAACAAATACCTAAAGAAAAAAAAATACAAGATGCTATATCATTAGGTTATTTACCAATTATTAAAATATTCAAAGTTTTACTTTGGAATCATGATTCTTATTTTATCTGTAATCCAGGAGGATGTTGGTTTCCTAATACAGAATTTATACATAAAAATACAAAATTCATATTTACAAATGATAAATCTTTATTTGATGAATGTCATATTGTTCTCTTTGGAATACATTCTGATAATAACTTGAAAAATGTAAATTATTTTATAAATCTTTTAAAAACACTTAAAAAACCATCTTTTCAAAAATGGTTTACTCTTTCATCTGAATGTAGATTTATATTCTCTAATAATGAAGTATCGACTCTTTTAGATGCTGGAATTGACAAAATATTGCAACAAGATTATTGTGGTTTAAATTGCAATGCTATTCCTGATGGTTTAATTCAACGAGGACATTCTAGAGAATATTTAGGTATAGATGGAATGAATAATTATGGTCCAAATATATTTTTTAAATATCCAGTATCATATGAAAAAAAAAATAAAATGTTTGTAATGTATTGCCATGCAGGTGTATTTAATAATTATGGAAATGTAAATAATATTCCTTATAATTTTCCATATAAAAGCCGTGGTGAATATATATCTGAAATAATGTCTGTTTTTCCCTGTGATTCATTTGGTAGATATAACAATAATATTGGAGGATTAATTGATAATCATTATAATGATGCAAATTGTTGGAATAATAAATTAAAAATTTCTAGTAATTATAAATTTACATGTGCTATTGAAAATTGTCTTGAAGAAGTTTATACTGAAAAAATTTTCCAAGCTTATTTAGTCTCATCTATTCCAATTGTTTCAATCAAAAATAATTTCAATATTTTACCAAAAAAATCTTACATTAGTATTCATGATTTTTCAACTGCAACTGAATTAGGAAATTATCTTCATAAAGTTGCTAATAATAAAGAATTATATGAAAGTTATTTTGATTGGAAAAAAAAACCCGAAACATTTAAAAGTGATTATCCCCAATTTTATAATATGATTGTCTCTTCACAAAATCCATATTTTCTTGAAAATTTATATAATGATCAAGATATTGCAGTTTGTGATGAGGAATCAATGAATAATTATAATATATATTATAAAAAATATTATAAAAACTAGAATATAAAAATACTTTATAATACTTACTTATAAATAAAAATCAGTTATAATTAATTATTATAATATATATGTTTTATAATTAATTTAATATAATTATCATTTATAGGTTGTAAATATTCAAATTTATGAAAAGATAAATCATATGATGATGATGGCCATTCTCCAGGTAAATCTATTTTAATATCATATGTTAATTTATCAAAATCATTGTATTTCAAATTTAATTTATTCAATATTTGCTTTACCATTTCGTCAAATATAAATTTTGTTGGATGATTACAAGTTGTAAATAATTTGAATTTTCTATAATTATTTTCTATATAATTACTTATTTTAACGTCACTTGTTTGTTCTTTATATTTTAAAATTTCTAATCCTTTTTGCATTCTCTCATTATATTTAAAATCTATCTGTTTATTATCGTATAATTCCAAAATATAATTTAAATCATAATGTTTTTTTAAATTTATTATAACATCTGCATTTAAAAAATTCCATTGATTATCAGTATCAATATTGATAACATCAAAATTATATGTAGTATCTCTTACCATAGTTCTTGAAATAGACCATAACCAATCTGCAAAAACATATGGTATTATAATTTTTACACAATCATGTTTTGGTAGATAACTTAAAATATTATTATTTATTGAAAAATCTGTACTATATTCATTCCATTTTGAGGGCATTTCTTGATAAATAAATATTGATGTTTTTTTTAATAAATCTCTAAATTTATCTAATTATATTTTCGATTTATCTCTTACAAGTTGATAATTTGCAATACAATTTATAGTATAATCCTTAAAAAATATTTTTAAATATTTTTTAATAATACTTCCTTGACAAGTTGCATAAATAGTGATTTGTTTATTATTATTCATTTAAATATAATTTGATATATTTAAATATAATTTAATATATTTAAATGAATAATAATATTAATATTAATATTAATTATAAATCTTGCAAAATTCATTAAATCTACCATCTAAATTTCTATGAAATCCTTCACATTTTGAATTTACAAAACATCCCAAACATTCATTTTTTTCTACATTTCTATATTGTTGTGTATTTTGCATATTTGAAAATACTCTTGAACTATCATATATACTTTCTTGAATATCTTTATTTCCATCGTCTACTTCCATCATAATAATATTATTATCATTAATAATATTATTATTTGTATAGGAATTATCGTTTGTATAGGAATTATCAGATTCATATGAATCATCGGATTCGTATGAATTATCGTATGAATTGTAAGACATCATATAATTAATGTAAAAATTGTTTAAACTATTTTATCATTTATTTACATTTGTATATTGATTTCTATTTTCACTATATATATATATATATCAAATTATTCTATCTTTATTTGTAAAATATTTTAATTTATATATTTTACATTTGTTTTCAAATCTGGAAAAATATATTTTTTTTCATTAATCATCTGTAAAATTCCACGACTTACAGAGGATTTCATTGATGGAATAAATATTTCGGAATTAAATATAAAATATACATCTCTTAAAAATTCATATAATTGTTTATCTTTATCTTCTGTATATAAAGACCAATCTTGACTTAATCCTTCTGGTGGAAATGATTTTCTAACAATTTTTAATTCTGGAAACTTATCTTGTATTTTTTTATAAGATTCTAAATCATCACTTGCTAAATATAAAGTATTCAAATTAAATTTATTTATTACAAACGATATTCTGTCTAAAAATGGTTGAATATCATGTTTCATATCACTATTACGATAATGAACTGAAAAATATTTTTCAGTTATTTTTTCTTCATTTTCTAATCGTTGCATTATTTCATCACTAATTTTGATATTAGTATTTATTCCTGGATTATATAAACATAAAATGATAATTTGGTTATTAATTTCTGATTTTTCAATTACTGTTAAATTTTTGCCTTTATAATAATAAAAATTACCTTTAATTGTATCATAGTAAAGTGATTTTATTTCTTCAATATCACAGCCTTTCCATGTTGCATCTTTTGGTAATACATTATAATCAAATCCATATTTTAATTCTGGTTCATCAATTTTAATATATTCTTCAAAATTAATTCGTTTTACACCATTAATAAATTGTTCTATAATTAATGTACGATTTAATTGTTTTGCTACATTAATTGCATAAGATAATCCCGATAAATTATGAAAAAATCCTGAACCACCAATTTTATATATTAAAAATTTTTCATCTAATTTACTAATTATTTTATTTATAATATGTTCTTTTGACATATTATAGTTATTTGTCACTGATTTCATTAGTTCTGTAAGTATATTTTTTTTATGATTATCATCATAATTATCCAAATTATCATTAAAATTTACAAAAAGTGCAGTATCTCGCATTAAGTCTTCTTCTTTACACCATGGAAACTCAACTAATACTCTCTTATCAAATTTATTTAAATAATGTGGAATTCCTTGTTTTGTTTCAATTAAATGATTCGTCCAAACCCCATATAATGATTCTTCACATCCCCACATACGTTTATAACTTATACTATTAAATCTAACTTTATGACTTTGAACAAATGCAAACCATTCAGGATAAAGTTCAGCAACTTCTATACAAAGACTCTTTGTTAAAGAAATAGGTAAATGTGTATATGGTCCATGAGTTAATGGTTGTTTTAAATCACAAACATTTGGATTTACATAAATTGGGTGTGGAATTATAGGATATTGATTATTTTGTCCATTATACACTTTATGTCCGCATATACAATCTGCATATATTATATATGGCTTACCATCATCATTAAACCATTGCCCTTTTTCAATAGATTTATTTATAATTATATCATCACATATTAAAATAAAATATTCTGATAAATCCTTAATTTTATGAATAGTTGTTTGAATCGCAAAATTATTATTAGTGGGATAATTCTGTGATTCAAAATAACTCTCGCGCTCAATTAATAGTATTCTATTTTCTTCACAGTCTTTTTGTGACATTATTTCATAAAAATCATTCTTGTCATCTAAATAAATTATTATTTTATTATACCATGGACAATTTACAATAATTCCTTTTATACAAAAAATAATCTCATTATTAAAAGAATGTCGTTTTTTATCTGTAAATATAGAATGTTTCTTTGTATAATTTGAACCAGACCACATTATTAAAAAATCAACATCCTTATTAAAATTACTTTTATCTGGTATAACATTATTTACAGCTAGTGACATATATCTATATTTTATCTTTATTTTTATATTATTTAAACTAATTAATTAATTAATTAATTAATATAAGTATATATTATATACTTATATTAATGGATTTAAATAATATGTTTACAATAAGAGATTGTAATGAAATTGAATTAAATAAATTAGATAAATTAGATATAGATAAAAATATTATTAAAATATTAAAATATTTTGATAACGAAATATTCTTTTATAATAAAAGAGATGAATATATTAATGATAATGCCTGTTGGGTAAATTTTACTGGATTAACGTCTTATCGTCCTTTTATTATAATTGATTACCTATTTAATAATAATATTATTAATTCAAATTCTAATATATTAGATATTGGATGTGGATTATCTGAAATGGGTATAGAATTAAATAGAAAATATAATTATGTAAAATATACTGGATTAGATATTAATAATAATTTGATAAATTTAAATAATTTAAATATAAAAAATCAAAATTTTAAATTTATAAATTTTGATTTTAAAAATATAAATGATTATAATAAATTAAATAATACTTATAATATTATATTCGCTTGTGGTGCGACAATAGATATTATTGAAATATTTCCATATATATGTGATAATATAAAACCAAATTATATTGTATGTGAATCACATATAAATAGAAAAAATGATTTAATAAATATTATAAATGTATGTAAGAATTATAGTGTTATTAATAATGATGGATACAATTTTTCATATAAAAGCGTTAATGGACCTGATGATATAAATTGGATAGGATATAAAAGAATATTATACATATTAAAAAAAAATATATAGTAAAACATATATTTTTAAATTATATGAATATATATAAATCTGTATAAAATTATAATAAAGTAACTTTATTATAATTTTACATTATAATGTTAAATTGGGAAAATATTTGGAACAAAAGAGAATTTGATGAATCTAAAAAATATGAATATAATGGATATAAATTTAAAGATAACGATGAATATGATAAATTTATATTTGAAATAACAAAAAATATAACTATTAAAAATAATCAAAAAATATTAGATATTGGTTGTGGAAATGGTTCATTTATAAATAAAATATTAAATAATAAAAATATTGAAAACTATGACTTGACTGGAATAGATTTTTGTCATAAAAATATAAGCTATGCGAAAAATAATTATATTGGTGATTTTTTCATTCATGATATAAAAAATTTATTACCATTTAATGACAACTCTTTTGATGTTGTGTTATGTATATCTACTTTATTCTATTTAGCAAATGAAAAAGAATTAGAACAATTATTAAATGAAATTAAAAGAATTTGTAAAGTAGATGGATTAATATTTTTAGGAAATTGTATGGATTTTGATAAAAAAACATTAGCACTATCACTACGTGAAATATCTCATCAAACAAAATCAACGCACTTATATATAAAAAAAACAGATATTGTAAACATATTTGATAAAAGTAATATAATATTTACTGATTTAGATGAACTTGAAGTTGCATTTTATACAGGACAAAAATATAAATTTAATGCTATTATTGAAAATATAAAAGAAATAAATATTGGTATAGATTTTCATGATACATTATCATATGACCCTAATTTTTTTAAAATATTATTTAGTAATTGGAAAGGTAAAATATTTATAGTTACTGGAACACCATTAAGTAAAATAAATATTATAAAACAACATTTAAATAATCTTGGATTTTTTGAAAATATTCATTATCATAATATATGTTGTGGTTATGAATATAATAAAGAAGATATGGATTATACACATTTTGAAAAAATGAAAAAACATAAATTAAAAATAATTAAAGATAATAACATCAAAATATATTTTGATGATAATCCATTTTATGTAGATTATTTAAAAGATTTTGATATCAAAGTATATCAAAGTATATTATCAAAAAAATATATTGATAATTTCAAAAATATAGATAAATATTTTTGTTGTAATTTGCAAGAAAAACAATTTGGATTCTTAGAAAAGTTTTCAAAAAAAAAAAGACTATACATACCAGGTGTTTTTGATTTATTTCATATAGGTCATTTAAAGTTACTTAATAAATTTAGAAAAGATGACAATTTTTTAATTATAGGAGTGCAGGACGATATAAGTGTTTTTAAATCAAAAAATAACTATCCAGTATTAAATGTTAATGAACGTATGGATTTTATAAAAGAACTTAACTTTGTTGATAGAGTAATTTCATATAACAATACAGACCAATCTAAATATTTAAAAGAGTTAAATATTGAAGTATTTATAATAGGACCAGAGTTTGGTAATAGTGTTGAGCATAAAAAAACATTACAATATTGTTATGAAAATAATATTGAAGTAATAACAACAGAAAGAACAAAAGATATTTCTACAACTTTAATTGTAAATAAAATTTTAAATAAATAGAATATAAAAGTATAAATTATTTAAATTTTAATTATTGTAAGCTATTAATTAATAATAATATTTAATAAATATAATAATAACTAAACCTATTTAAATATACATATCTCTCTATATTACATGGTTGCTATTGGCATTGATCTTGGAACTACATACTCTTGTGTTGGAGTTTTTCAAAATGAACGTGTTGAAATTGTAACAAATGATCAGGGTAACAGAACTACTCCTAGTTATGTTGCCTTTACAAATACAGAAAGATTGGTTGGTGATGCTGCGAAAAATCAAGTAGCTACTAATCCTAATAATACTGTATATGATGCAAAAAGACTAATTGGGCGCAAATTTTCAGAACCATCTGTTGCTTCTGATATGAAACATTTTTCTTATGAAGTTGTATCTGATGATAATGATTTGCCAAAAATTAAAGCATCATATAAAGATGAAGAGAAAACTTTCACACCAGAAGAAATTTCATCTATGATTCTAACAAAAATGAAGGAAACTGCAGAAGACTTTCTTGGTAAGAAGGTTACAGATGCAGTTATTACAGTACCAGCTTATTTCAACGATTCACAGCGTGCATCTACAAAAGATGCAGCAACTATTGCTGGTCTAAATTGTCTACGTATCATTAATGAACCAACTGCAGCATGTATTGCTTATGGGTTGGATTCAAAGCATAGTGGTGAAAAAAATATTTTAATTTTTGATTGTGGTGGTGGTACGCATGATGTCAGTCTTTTGACACTAGACGGTGGTATTTTTGAAGTTAAAGCAACTGCTGGAAATACTCATCTTGGTGGAGAAGATTTCGACAATCGTCTTGTTCAGCACTTTAATTCTGAATTTAATAGAAAATATAAGAAAGATATGACTGCAAACAAAAAATCAATGAGACGTCTTAGAACTGCTTGTGAAAAAGCAAAGCGTAATCTCTCTTCTTCATCAACTGCTACTCTTGAAATTGATTCGCTATTTGATGGTATTGATTTCAATACATCTATTACACGTGCTAGATTTGAAGATATTTGTGCCGACCTCTTTAGAGATGCACTTGAACCTGTTGAAAAAGTATTGAAAGATTCTAAAAAGAGTAAATCAGAAATTGATGAGATTGTTTTGGTTGGTGGTTCTACTAGAATTCCCAAATTGCAAGAAATGCTTTCTCAATTTTTCAATGGAAAAGAGTTGAACAAAAGCGTTAACCCAGATGAATGTGTAGCATATGGTGCTGCTGTACAGGCAGCGCTTCTATCTGGTGATAAATCGGAAACAATTAGTGATATGTTGTTGCTTGATGTAACTCCATTGAGTCTTGGAATTGAAACAGCTGGTGGTGTTATGACTAAACTAATTGAGAGAAATACTACAATTCCATGTAATAAAGAGCAAACATTTTCAACATATGCGGATGGGCAACCTGGTGCAAATATTGTTGTTTATGAAGGAGAACGCACTCGTGTAAGTGATTGTAATAAACTAGGTGAGTTTCTTCTTGAAGGAATTACTCCTGCTCCAAGAGGTGTTCCTGAAATTTGTGTTAAATATGATGTTGATGCAAATGGTATGTTGCATGTTACTGCATCAGAAAAGAAGAGTGGTGTTAGTAAAGAAATTTCAATCACAAATGATACAGGAAGGCTATCAAAGGAAGATGTTGAGCGTATGATTAAAGAAGCGGAACAATTTGCAGAGGATGATAAAAAAATGTTGGAAGTAATTGAAGCCAAAAATCAACTAGAAACAATGCTTATTTCTGGTAAAGGTGCATTGCAACATGCGAGTGATAAGATGACCGAAGAAGAAAAAGAAACATTGAAAAATAAACTGGATGAAGTTCAAGAATGGCTTGATTCTGCCGGAACCTCTGCAGATAAAGATGAAGTTACTGAGATTATTAAAGACCTAGATGCTGTTTGTGGTCCAATTTTGTCAAAACTTCAACCACCACCTGGTGAAGGTGAAGGTGGAATGCCAGGTGGAATGCCAGGTGGAATGCCAGGTGGAATGCCTGGTGGAATGCCTGGTGGGATGCCTGGTGGAATGTCAATGGATGATTTGATGAAGAATATTGACCCAGCACAGATGGCACAAATGCAAGATATGTTGAAACAACAAGGTGGTATGCCTGATATGGGTGGTGAAAACACAGAAGAATCAAGCGAACAAGTTGAACAATCTGCAGAAGATGGAAGCACAGTTGAGATTGATGAACTAGATTAAATATGTTTATAATAGACAAAATATAATAATTTTATAATGATAAAATAAAATTATTATATATGATAATAAGATTAATTAATTTAATAGGCACATCATCATTTTTGTATCCTGTTATTAGATATAATTCATATAGTAGTTTATTTTTTCTAGCAAATAATATTTTTTATTGTGCTGGATATAATAATTATTTTTTATCAAGTAGTAATTTAATTACTAATTCATGTATGATAGGATATATAATTTATTCATTTCCTACTATGTATCCATTAACTATATTTGGTGCATTTTCATATTATTTAAACAATCTATTTTTTTCTAATACTAATATTGGTAAATATTTTAGTATTCCATTTGTATTATTTGTACAAATCCCGAGTGCTTATTTGATTACTTATTAAATAATATTTTATCTAATAATAAATATTTATTACATAATAAATATTTTATCTAATAATAAATATTTATTACATAATAAATATTTATTATGTAATAAATATAAATTACCATAATGAACACATATTATTTAACTTTACTGTCAAAAGACTATTATAAGAATACACAATTTGAGAGATTACCACATGAATTAACTGAATATATTATAAGTAAATTTATAATAATTCCAGAAAGAAGAAAATATTTTACTAGTTCTTTGAATGAAATAAGATTAAAAGGAACGTTTTCAAGAATCAATTACATAAGAAACATGTTGCAATATTATAAAGATAATAATTCGCATAATTATTATGATATTAAATTTTACAACATGTGCATAACATTTGTTAAAGACCCAGAATATGTAATTGATGTTTTAAATACATGTAAATGTTGTGAAAAACATCAAATTAAACGACCAGTAAGCTTAAATAGTTACATCTCTCCATTTTCTATGACATACTTATCTACTTATAAAAATAATTGCAATTGTAAATGTCGTAGTTATTCTAGAGTAATCTATCAAATATTTTCTAACTGCGATTAATAAATTATTATAATAATATAGAAGCTTGTATAAATATTTATACAATGAATACAATTTCTCTCAAATTACTTCTACCGAACTTTACACATAGAACAAAATTTGAGAGATTACCGTATGAATTGATTGAGTATATTATCCAAAAATTTATTATGTATCCACAGTATAAATATATAATAAATAAACAATCATATAAAATATGTTTAAACGGCACTTTAAATCGAATAAAATATATTTTTACTAATTTTTATAAGCTACAATTAAAATTGGAAATTATGAATCATGATAATATAGAAATAAACTATAAGGATATTATTAATGATATTATTGTAAAATATATTAATGATTCTGAATATGTATTAAGTATTTTAAACACTCCAACCAAATAAATTTTCTAAGTAAGTAATAATAATGAAAAAACATTTTTATTATAAATTACCAAGCGAATTACAAAATGATATTGATATAATTATAAAAAAGTATAATCAAGAATATTTTTATAAACGTATTACATATGATATAATAATGTATTATTTAAATAAAACAAAACCATTTATGAATTCTTGTTATTATCCTGTAACTGAATTAGAAATATTTCTATTATGTGCTGCAATAAGAAAAATAAAAAAAACAAGACATTCAATAAAATATACTGATTTGATTAGTGAAAGATTTAATTAATATTTTTGCAATCTAATATAGATTTTATAGTTAATTTGCATCCAGGTTCTATTTTTTTCAAAATTTTATTAATATCAATACCAGAATTATCATTTAACAAACATGTCCACAATTCCAAATTTAATTCTTTTAATCTATTATCTGATTTCCAGTTTGGATATTGATTATCCCATAATTCTTGAAATTGTTTATAAATTTTATGTTCTGTATGTTTTATAACTATCTGTCCATCATCTTTTTTCCAACCTTCAATATCATCTTTTACCATCCATATCGGATTTTTATTATCTGTTATCAAATCCAAATGCATTGGACGTTCTGTTATAGCTAATGGTTTTAAGTTTTCTATTAAAATATTTGGAATACTAATATTCAAATTATTTTTTTGTTTAATCAAATCACCTAATTTTATAGACAATTGATTTACAAAATATTGTATAGACATCGCATCGCTACAATTTTTATCCAAGAATAATTGAATATTTATATTGTTAATTGTATTATTTGTTGTATTATTTATAATATTATTTGTTCCTATATTAGGAATTAATTCATTTACCGTCTTCATTAATTCATCTAATTGTTTATCTTTCTTATCTATTTCAATGCCTTTTGTTTCCAATTGTTTTTCTAAATTTGGTGTGACTTGTTGTTTTTCAACATATGTACATATTTTTTTATGTCTTGATAATCCTGTTGAAAATTTATATATTTTCCCACACTCGCAGACGAACACGTTTTTTGTGTGCTCGTTTTGCTCGTTTTTGTTACCATTTGTTACCATTTTGTGTTTTAGTGTAAAAATGTGTCTATCCCAATTGTATTTTCGTGATGTATGATAGTCACAATCTTTACAGTAAAAATTTTGTTGCTCGTTTTTGCTCGTTTTAATTACCATTTTATTACCATTTTTAAAATATCTTTAAATATTTTTTCAGAAAAAATACAACGATTTTTGAAAAAATCTTGTTACCATAATTTTGCTAGGTAACTTTTTCACTTTTATTTTGCAATTTAGAGCATTTCAGTCACAAGTGCACATAAATGACACGATTTTTTCATTTTTGAAACCCAAATAAAAAATTTTCAAAATTCCCAAAAATATCAATATTTCAAAAAATTTTCAATCAAGTTTCAAAAATGAAAAAATCGTGTAAATCCTTGTCATTATTATTTTTCTAAATTTTATCCTCTTAATTATATATATATGATTGTAGGAGAATGTGTTTTATTGGGTGCTGTTTTAACAATATTTTCTGTTAATATTTATACTTTATCATTTTTATCTTATTATAATTCAAATAATTTTTATAGATAAATTCAAATAATTTTTATAGATAAATTCAAAAAAATATTTACTTTTTACTTTTTGAATTTATATATTCATCAGTATAAAATAATAATTGTTTTACTATTTCTTTTCGTTTTTTACTTGTTATATTATACATGTCACATGTTACAAACTTGTCAATATATTCATATATGTTATTTATTTTAAAGATTCCCTCAATAATTTGAGAATTTAATGTACTTATTATAATTATTTTTATATTACTACTATGAATTTTTTTAAAAAATAATATAATATTTTCTTTAAATAAAGAGAAATTTTTGCATTTTTCCATTGATAAATAGGACTTATCATCTATATTCTCTCCCCATTTTAGTGTATCTTCATAATATTTAACAAAATCATCATATGACATGTTTATTATTTCATCATCTAAATTATTATTTATTTTATTTTTTGTTAATACTGTGGAAAAATTTATAATTAAATAAGAAAATTTTGACTTATTATATAATATCTTATTTATATGTTGTTCTGTTATTCCATTTTTTTTACTAGCATAAATCGACAAATATTTTTGTTCTTTTGCTAATTCTAAACTATTCATATTATAATCTAAATAATATTTTACTAAAATATCATTTTTAACATTAGTATCATCTAAATTAATATCATTATATTTTATTAATTTATTTAATATATTATTTATATTCTCTTGATTTTTATGTTCATATAATTCAAGAACTTCATCTTTTATAGAAGACATTAATTATGTTATATATATTAAATATATATAACATATCAAATAAATTTAATTATATAAAATATTAACGTATTTTAATTAATATTACGCACATTATTAATTACTTTCAGCCATTCTTATAATATTTATAGTAAATTCTTTATAGCTTATACCTACTGGGAAAGTAAAATTCTTTTGTCCATATGACAAACTTTGATGTTTTGATGGCATCCAAAATGAAATATCATATGTTGTATATTCATTACTTAAATGAGGAAACGATATTTCAACTAAAGAAATATCATCTTCTATTGACAATATAGAATTACTTGGATTACTACCAGAATTACCATATGCTTCTAATGCTTTTTCACGACTTGTATATAACGGATAAAAATATGTATTTGAAAAATCAACTCCTGTATGAGGAGTAATAGTTGAATTACCCAATCCATTTTCATTAGTATCATATACGCCACTTGGTATAACATTTAATGAATTAGAATCTACATAATTTCCTGATATTTCATCACTAGATATATATATATAAAATACTGTATTATAATATTGTTCTAATATGTGTTTAGTTAGTATATTAGTATCAGTACAACTTTCTGCATATAAGTTTGCTCTATATTTTGAATAATGTATATAGTTTAACAAAATAGGTGGTGGTAAATTTGTTTTGCCTTTTGAACGGAACCCACCTTTCCTTGGTTGCCATAATTTTATTTCTAAACCTGGTTTCTGTAAGTGTTCAAAAGTATATTCTATTTCATTAGCATCATCTGATTGCTCATAGCTTGTTTCTGTTCTATCAGATACATCCTTATCTGCATTATATTTAATATTATTGTTTTTTGATGCATCATCTAAAGTAGTAAATAGTGGATAATAATATGAATTTCCATGTATATCATATCTAGTACTATAATATGTAGTTTTATCATCATTAGATATGTAAACATAGTAAGTATTTTTATCACATGTTTCGGGAGTAAAATGTTCTAATACTGTATTTTCTGTATAGTGTATATAGTTTAATGTAGAAGGATAAAAATCAAGAATACCATAGGATAAATAAGGATGTCTTGTTGGCATCCAAAAAGATATATCTGTTAAATGTGGAAATGATATTTCTACTGTAGAAGGATCAGTTCCTGTTGTCGTAAGTATTGAATAACTTGTATCTGTTGCTCCTGATTCAGAATAAGAATTTCTTGCTAATTCCTTGGTTGTATATAATGGATAAAAGTAAACATTTGAAAAATCAACAGGACTAGGTGTATCAGATAAACCATTTACATTCATACTTGATAAATTGGTTGGAATAGTAGTTAATGGATTTGTATTTATACCATCTGTTAATAATGTTCCATCTGTATCAATATAATTTCCAGATAAATCATTTGTAGAAATAAAAACAAAATATGTAGCTTGTCCATCGTTAATACTACTTGAAATTTCAGAACTACATTCAACTGATACTTCATCATCTGCTGAAATAATATTATTTTTGGTTAAATCGTATATAACATCCGCCATTTTGTCGGATTCGAAATAGAAATTATCAGGAAAACCATATCTTTTAATATATTCAGCATATTGTGGTTTAAGACCCATCAAATTTTGGAAATTAAATGTAGCTGTTGTTTGGAAAAGCAAGACATCAGATTGTTTATTTCTATTATATTGTTCTATGTAAATTGATAATTTTTCTGGATTGTTTAATATTTCAGAATCAATCTTAAGTTTTTCAACTTGGTCATTTAATGTATTATATTCATTATAAATATACCGTGTTTGTGTTAGACCATCTAATGTTTTATATGCCCATGCTATATATCTTTGAAACACATCATATGCACTTGATATTTTATTTATTAAACCTTGTACTGCGCTTAATTCTGGTGATGTTGTAGGACTATTCTGAATTGCATCACAAATAATTTTTGAAAAATTTATAAATTCATCCCTTCCATCTTGACTTATATTGTATACTTTATTCGCTAAATCATTTTGTTGTGTTATACTATAACTTACTGATAATTCTTGAAAATTCTTTTTATTATATAATTTCAAATATTCATCTATAATACAAATTACATCGCTTTGTAATCTGTTATAATATTTACTTGTTATATCGTATAATCTTGTTTCATAAATTGGTAACAAAATAAATTCTCCTATATATGAAACAATCTGATTTTGTCTTACATCATCTACATTTAATTGTGTTAATAGTTCTAAAAATGTGTTTGAATCTGTTGTAGTAATTGGATTTATTTGTACACTTAATTGTCTAAATCTATCTTCAGTTGTTGTAGAAAGTTCTGCTATATTATCTATTAATTTTAATGAAATAGAATTATTTGACATTTCTACATTCAATAATTTATCTGCTATTATAGCTAAACTTATATCGATATCAGTCTGTTTATCTAGAATATTTGTTAAACTTATATCAGTATTACTATGTTTATCTAAAATATTTGTTAAACTTATATCAGTATTACTATGTTTATCTAAAATATTTGTTAAACTTATATCAGTATTGCTATTTTTATCTAGAATGTTTATAAAGCTTGCATCTATAGATAATTGTTTAGTATGTATTTCTTTTAATTCTTCATTAAATGAAATACCTATTTGTGTTTTTCTATCAATAGCTGATACTAAATTACCAAAATTTAGATTATTTGCAGAAATATCATTAATTGCATTTTCTTGTAAAATATTTTTTAAATCATCTAGTTTGCTAGTTATTATCACTTCTAATTCATTTTGATTTCCAATAATTGTTGAACCAGCATTATCACCTGCAATTACAGCTACTAATCTGTCAATTGAATTTGCAACTTCTGCGTTCATTGATCCAATTGCTAAATTGGTAGATGAATTTTCGCTAATTTCAAATGTAGCTACTTGTTTATTATCTCCACCAGACATAATATATATATAATTTATTCTATTTTACTATAATATATCTCAAATTGGAAAGTTAACGCATAATTTGAACCACCAAGATACATTCTTTCTCCATATATATCTAAAAATTTTATATGTAATTTTCTAATATTTACTGGTCCAAAATATCGTCTTTCTTTATCTAAAAATGATGAAGTTGGTGCTGTAAAATCTACAACACCAAATGCTGACCTGGATTGTACTCTTGCTAAAATAGATTCTCCTATATAGCTTTGTTTATTTGATGCATTTAATGAATCTTGATAATTACCAACAAAGTCTTCTACAACCAAATAAAAATAATCTTGTTGATTATCGCCATATGGTGTATCTGCTTCAATATAACCATTATATTCAATATCATTTCTAATTATTTTATTGTCATAACTAATTGTTTTATTTTTCCAAGAAGTTTCACTTCTAAATCCCATTAACCAACAAATTGATTTAGTTTTTTCACTTGGTTGCCAATCATCTGGATTTAAATCTAATGTAAATTCTAAACCTTGACCCAACGCAATATTAGAAACATCAATTGGATCACAATTAGACGGGTCTGGGTTATCAATCGCTGTGCCTCTGTAAATTCTTTTCAAATAATCATATTGTGGAACACCTGATTCTTTCTCGGATGGTAGTTTAAATTTTTCAGTAGCTGGCTTATTATCTGGTGTGTATACTGTTAATTTTTTACTATTAACAACACTAGGGTCAGCAGGTTTCACATAATATTTACTATTCCAACCAACACATTCAGATAATGTTTTAAATCTAAAATGAAACTTACCATTTATAGGGTCAATACCTACTTTCAAGAGAGAAAAACTATTTCTTTGATTGTCTAATTGAGTTTGTATACTTGATATAAAAAATTTGAAATTAGGAGAACCATCGAATATTTTTATTTCAATAGTTTTATTTTCAAATTCCTTTAAATGTAACTGTTCAGAATCATAATCTATTTCATAACCACGTTTCATTGTTATTTTAAATTTATTATTTCTTAATTCATCTGAAAACATGTATATAACATTAGGTATTTCAGCATTAAGTAATGACATACTAATTACATTTTCGATTGGATTTGGCAATTGATATACAAAATCACCACTATCTTTATAAATATTTGTATCTCTGAATATTGAATCTACTGCTAAAACTTTTTTAACTATTTTATTTTCTAATGGATTTAATTTAAATTTTTCTATTTTTGTATTTTCTTCTGTTTTTTTCTCTCCGTCTTCAACTTCCTCTCCATCATCATCTTGTTCATTATCACTATCATCATCTTGTTCGTTATCACTATCATCATCTTGTTCGTTATCACTATCATCATCTTGTTCGTTATCACTATCATCATCCTTTTCTTCATTATCACTATTATCATCTTGTTCGTTATCACTATTATCATCTTGTTCGTTATCACTATCATTATCTTCATGTTCATTTTCTTGAACATCATCATTATCTTGTTCGTTATCACTATCATTATCTTGTTCATCATCATCATGTTCATCTAATAATATTAATGCTTTCATTTCTGCTTTTTTTATAAATTCAAGCAAATTACCACTTAGTTTATTTTTTAATATATTTGCAGATATTTTAATACTCGCTTTATTTGGTTCTGCTTCTAAAATTACTAAAATCTCATCTAGGTTATAATTGTCTATATTTAAATCTTCCTGTGCCATTTATTATTATTTATTATATTTTATTGTTGGAATACTTTTTATTATTATTCTATACAAATAGTTAATTAAAAATACTAAATATGTCTATTTTTGATATTTAGTATTTTTAATTCTTGATATAATTGATTTAAATATATTAAATAGAGTAAAGCTAGAACAACACCTATGTCTGGTGAAAACACTGAATGTTTGTGCTGCTGTAATAAATTTAACAAAACTACTCGGAGTAGTATAAAATGTGAGTTTGGTGAATGTAATTTTGAAGCATGTAAAGAATGTGTGCGCAAGTATCTCTTGGGTTCAAATTCAGAGGCACATTGTATGAGTTGTCGTAAAATTTGGAGTCAAAGATTCTTGATTAGAAATTTAAATCGTAGTTTTGTAACAGGAATATATAAAGAACACTTACAAAATATACTTGTTGAGAAAAGAATTGCTAGATTACCTGAATATATGACTGCTGCAGAGAATTATAAATTATGTAAGATTCAAGAAAACATAATTAATGAAAATAAGGAAAAGATTCAAGAATTAAAAAATCAAATGCAAGAATTAGAATACTTGAATAGCCAATGTTATAGGAAAATCAATAAAATAAAGACAGGTAATTCTGAAATGTCCGAGAGAAAGAAATTTATAATGCCTTGCCCAAATCAATCTTGTCGTGGTTTTCTATCAACAAAATATAAATGTGGTATTTGTCAATTGTATACATGTCCACATTGTGTAGAAATTATTGGTGATTCTCTCGAGATTGAACACGTATGCAACGAAGATTCGGTTAAAAATGCTGAATTTATCAAATCTAGCACTAAACCTTGTCCAAAATGTGGTGTTCGTGTTCAAAAGAGTAGTGGATGTAGTCAGATGTATTGTGTTGAGCCTGGATGTAATACTGCATGGAATTGGAATACTGGTAAAATTGACTTAGGTATCGTACATAATCCACATTTCTTTGAAATGCAAAGGAAAAATCAGATAAATAATGTTGCTACCGTTCTAGCTCCTAATTGTGGAAATAATTTGATTCATAATTTTGTGCTGAATTTGCATATAGTAAAAAAAATAAAGGCAAATATTCCAAATAATGAATCTGAATCTAAGTTTCTAATATCTATGATAGAAGAAATATATAGAATAATTGCTCATATTATACATGATACAGTGATTCAATATAGACAAAAAATAGACAATTTTAATACTCATCAAGAAGAATATGCTATCCAATATATAATTGGGAGCTACAACAAAGATAAATATTCACAAATTACTTATACAACTAATATTATGAAGAAAAAATATACAGAAATTATTCATATTTATGATTTGCTTACTACATTAGGAATTGAATTATTTAATAGTTTAGCTTCAAGCAATGAAGTATTAAATAAGTTTAATGATGAAGTTAAAGAGAGAATCTTAGATTTTGACAAAATAAGAATATATACAAATGAACAATTACAAGAGATTAGTAAAACATATAATAATGTAGTATATCAAATATCACCTGAATGGAAATTCTCAAAAGGTAAATTCGGAATGAAAAATAAAAAATCGGAATGAAAAATAAAAATTCGCAATGAATAATAATAATTTATAATTAAAAAATGATTGCTAATAATTATATAATTAAAAATTATATAATTATTATATATATGAATCATTTAATTAAACACTTAGTTAATTCAACAAATAGAAATATGATAAGTATACCAAATAATAATGTTAGCAAAAGAATATGTTTTATTCATAATAATGATAATAATAATATTACAAATCAATTAATAAAAGATTTTTTTTCAAAAAATGGTAAAAATAGTAGTCAATGCGTTTATAATCAAACTTGTAAGCCAAGTAAGAATCGTCTTGTTTATTCTAAAGATGCAATGGGTATTCCATTTGGAAAATTAACAGTAAAAAAAAGAAAACATAAATTAAGAAAAGAAGGAAGAGCTGGAACATTAAAAATTGACAAAAAGAAAAAACATAGAAGCAGAAAAATTAAAAAAGCTAGCAAGAAAGTTAAAAAAGCTAGCAAGAAAGTTAAAAAAGCTAAAAAAATGATTAAACAAATAAAACAAAAAGAAAATACAGATGAAGTAAATAAAGCAAAATTACTTTTAAAAGAAGCTAAAAAAAAACTTAGGAAGGCAAAAACTAAAGCAAAAACAATAAAAAAGAAAAAAAAATAAAGCAAGAATATTTAAAAAATAAATTATTATCAAGAAAAGCAAAGAAATCAAAGAAATAAAATAAACAAAATAGAGAGAATTTTAAAATATTAAATAAATCTAGAAAATATTAAATTTAAATTTATTTTTTAATATTTTTTATTACGCTATGAATCTCATCTTTATGTTCATCTTTATTTGTTTTTATATTATATTTGATAAGTTTTACAGAATTTTTATCTAATTTTTTTAAATATCTGGGTGAAACATACAATATATCACATGTATTATCATCTTTATATACACATTCAATATAGGATATTTTCTCTTGTCTAACTAGTTTCATATATTCAACCATATTATCATATTCGTCAATATCAAAAATGACTGTTTGTATGCAGTCATTTTCAGATATATTATTACGAAAACATTCTATCTCCTGCATAAAATATTGCGTTTTACAATTAAAATGCTCAGCCTGTTCACGTCTCGTTGTATTATGCAACGTAACATTTTGGCTTTTATTTTTATACAAGGATAATTCTATGGTAAAGGCCATATATATACTAAATGTTATTTTAAAATAACGCATGTTACTACATGATGTAATTGAAAATTAATATTAAATAAAATTTTTCTTCTTACAAAACTTTTTAATTAATAAATAATTAGTAGATAATTAATAAATAATTGTTTTTTAAAAATTAATTTTGATTTTATCGGTTATTAACGTAATATTAGAATTATTTATATTAGAAATGCTGTTATCATATTTTATTATATTTTTATAATTTTTGTTATTTTTTTTTATTTTATTTATATTTTTTTTTACACCAACAAAAAAAAACTTGTTAAAATTATTATCTTGATAACAATCCCAATATGCGAATGTTTCGTCAAAATTCAAAATATTATTTAATTTATAAATATTAATAGGATTATTAATTAGATTATTATTTAAATATTCAAATACTAGTAAAAATAAACCATTGTGGTTTAACATTTTCTCAATATTTTTAATTGCTCTATCCCATGTTGGGTCATATTCTAAACATTCAGTGGATATTATAACATTAAATGTTTCATCATCAAATTCTAATTCTTTTGCAGATAGTAAGTCCCTATTAGGTTTCATATCTTCTACATTTGTTATATTATCTTCATTATCATCATTAGTAACATCAGTTATATAATAATCACATTCAGTAAAATGTTTCTGATTTTGATTTAATAATGTACTAATATCCAAAACAGATGTATTATGAAAATAATCTGGAAAACATATTTTTACATATTCAATAAATTCTTCACCTTGTGGATACATTTTGATTATTTATTATATATTTTAATCTAATATATTTATATTTATAAAAATAATATAAATATATATTTTAAATTTACATTATATATAATGTATACATTTGACCCAAATTTAGTTCTATATATACCATATATTAGTAAAAAATGGGCAAATGTAAAAAAAATCAAGTCCATTTTTGAAAACTTGCAAATAGGTATTGTAAAAAAAATAGATTTAATTGTTTCAAAGAATAGTAATAAAAATATTATTATTTATGAAGGATTTATTCATTTTTTTAAATGGCACGATAGTGTTCAAAATAGAAATATCCAAGAAAAAATATTTAATAATGTAAATGCAAAGCTAGTCTATGACGACCCAAAATATTGGATATTGAATAAATCCACAAGCAATCACAGTTATAATGAAAAAAAAATTGGAAAAAATCTTGGAAAAAATCTTGGAACAAAAAATATCAATAATTATTATTTTATTATAGTTAAATAGTATTTATTTTGATAATAAATATTATTCATTTTGATAAAAAGTAGATACTATTTGATAGCTTAATGATACTTTCTTCTTCTTCTTTTTTGTGTTTTTTTTCCTTGTTTTCTTGTTTTTTTTGGTTGTTTTCTGTTTCTTCTTCTTCTTGATTTTTTTTCTTCATGCATGTCTTTTGTGTGTTTTACATTGCGAGAACGTCTGCGTCTGCGTCTGCGTGTACGGGTACTTCTACGACGTTTAGCACCACCTAAAAGTTCAGTTACCTGGTCCATTAAATTTGCCATTTATATTATATCTAAATATAATAATTTATAAATTATTATATTTAACGCATCTTATAAAAGATAAAAATATCTTTAGAAAACTAAAGATAACTACTAAATATAATATACAATATATATCTTTAAATAATTTTTGTTTAATTTTTGTTTTCTCTTTCAAATAATTTTATTATTTTTTCTAGTTTAAATTTATTTTCATCATTATTACCTTGGAGATGTGTTTCTAAATCACTAATAATTTCACTACTTGATTTATCTTTGTATTCCTCACTATCCATATCTTTTTTAAATTTTTCTAATAATTCTATATTTTCAAAACTTAATTCATATTTCATATTTTCTTCCAGCTTGTTAATTTCATGTTTTAATTTTTTCGAATATTCTACAGCTTGGTCTACAAGTTCTTCTTCAGAATAGAAAGTAATAAGATACGGTATTAAATGTCTTGTTTCTTTTTTATGATAAATTAGTCTTAATTTATAATTATTTAAATCTTGTTTTAAATAATAGAAAGATAATTTTGCATCTTCATTTAATTTTTCAATGTCAAAACATTCCATTGCTTCAGGATCATTACTATATTTTGTTGTATTATTCATTTTATATATAATTACGATATAATACAAAATTATAAACTTACATTATTTTCATAAATAATTATTTATTTCTACCCAAATTCATTATACTTTATTTTATTTAGATTAATTTAATTGTTGTGTATTATTCACTTCGTTATATGTTTTATCATTTGGTGTTTCATCTTGACTTTGCTGTTGAACAGAGTCATTTTTAGAAGCAACTTCACCATCACCTTCTGTTGTTGTACTAACGTTTGAGTCTTCATCTTTACTTTGCTCTTGAACATCATTGCTTTGCAATGCGTTTTCATTATCTATTCCTATATCTGTTTTATTTGTTACAGAAGCTAACATTTTTTTAGCTCCTTCATTTGTTGTTATCCACATTAAAAACATTTTTAATATATTATCCTTCATTTCAATTGCTTTATCTTTTATAGTTTTCGCACTCTGTAATTCAGCTTCCATTTTTTGAAGTTTGTCTTTATATTTTCTCTCTTTTGTTTTGTAATTTAATCTTAATTGTTCAGATTTATCTCTGGAATTATCTGTAGAATTATCTGTAGAATTATCTGTAGAATTATCTGTAGAATTATCTGTATAATTATCTGTGGAATTGTCTTCTGTGTCTATGTTATCATCTTGACTATTTTCTTCTTTTGCTGGTTCTGTATTTTGACAAATATTTTTCTTTGAATTTTCAATACTTTTTTCAAATATATCAAATTTATCATCAGATGATGAGCTTTGTGTTTTTAAATTTTCCAATTCTTGTATTTTTTCCCTTGTTGATTCTTCATATAATCGAATATATTCATTTAGTTCAGAATTATTAACTTTTGATTGAATACGTTTTAAAATATCTAGAAAAAACTGAATATTTTGTTTAAACATACCTATATTTTTTTTATTTGCTTCATCTTTATTTTCTGTTTCTGTTTGTAATAATCTAAAGTTATCAAAACCATTAATATTATAAATAAAATCTAATGCATTAAAAATATAAAAAGGTATATATATTTTATTCGGAGATTTTGATAATTCATCAATTATTACCTTTGATATAGCTTCCTTTAGTTGTTCTATATTTTCTGTAGTAATATTTTTTAGTTTTTTAAAATTATCTAATCCTATAGTTAAATTAGGAATTTTTCCTGCTTCATTATAAGCTTTCATAATTTGTTCACCATGTTTACTATCTAAATTCTTTACTGATTCTGAAATAGATATAATTTTCGCTACACCGCGTTCTATTCTTCTAGTAAAAGGTTTAAAAAAACTACCAATTGATGTTTCTGCTGGTTTTGGTATCATAGACATTACACATAGTTCTTCTTGAAAATAAAAATTTTTATTTGGGGGTCCAACCCATCCATCAATATTCAAATAATTCCATGAAAATACTGGGTCTGGGTGGGTAGATTTAGATTCTCTCCACTGTTTTTCTGCATCTCTAAAAAGCCTATCTGAATCATCTATATTGAATTTAATTTTTGCACTAGGATTTGAGAGTGTATAATTATATCTAAGATTATCAACGCTACCACCTGTAAGTAAATAGTTATTATTATTTTCTTTTTTACTTACGATTTCATTATTAATACTAATTTTATTTTTTCTTGTATTATTAGCTAAATTATTATTATAAGTTAATACTTTTCTACCATTTTTATTATTTAATTTATAATTTAATGCGTTTGATAATTTTTTATTTCTATTTATTTTCTTATTCTTTCTTGTTACACTATCTATTGCCATAATTATATATTATCGTTATAAAATTAAATTAAAACTATTATTTATAGATAATAGTTTTAATTTATAGATAATAGTTTTAATTTATAGATAATAGTTTTAATTTATAGATAATTAATGATAGATAATAAAATAGAAAAAAAAGAAAAGATAGAAAAAATAAAAGAGAAAACAAATAAAATAAATAAAACAAATAAAATAAAATATGGTGAAATATTTACACCAGAAATTTTGATTGATGAAATGTTTAATTTATTTTCCTATAATGATAATAATTTTTATAATATTTTCAGCAATAAAAATTTAAAATGGTTAGATACTGGTGCAGGAACTGGTAATTTTTCTAATTATCTATTTAGAAAATTAGATATTGGATTATCTAATGTAATCAAAAATAAAGAACAGCGCGAAAAACATATAATTGAAAATATGATTTATATGGTAGAAATAAATGTAGACAATATAAATATTCTAAAAGATAAATTTGGAGAGAATGCTAATATTTTACATGATGATTTTTTGATAAATGACATTATTTTCAATATTAATATTGATACTAATGATAAAATATATTTATTTGATATAATTATTGGCAATCCACCATATAATTTTAATGGTCTAAAAAAAACACCTAAAAATAAAGTATCTGAAAAAAAAAATGATGGTAAAACAATTTGGATGAGATTTGTTAAAAAATCCTTATCTATTTTGAAATCAAATGGCAATTTGCTATATATAATTCCATCTATTTGGATGAAACCAGATAAAGAGAATAATTATGATTATTTATTAAATTATAAAATACACAAATTACATACATTAACAAATACAGAAACAAATAAAATATTCTCAGGCGAAGCACAAACACCTACATGTTTTTTTATTTTATCTAATAAAAAAACAGATGGTATTATAGAAATTTATGATAAATCAATTAAAAAATATATTGATTATAAAATATCAATAGATAAGCAATTACCTATACCATTATATGGTCAGTCTGTCATTGATAAATTATTATATTATGTAGAAAAATATGGTTGTTTAAATGTAATTAAAACAAATTCCCCTAATGTTAAATCTGTCTTTTCAAATACTTACCATAAAAATAATTTTTCATATAAAAATGTAAAAACATGTATTTTAGATAAAACAAAACCAGTAATAATATACAATTATAGTAATATAAGTCAGGCATACTATAATATACCTAAAATTATTTTATCACATAAAATGTATGGATTTCCTTTTATAGATTTTACAGGTGAATTTGGTATATCAAGTAGAGATAATTATGTAATTTTTAATTATGATATAAATGAACTTAAATTAATTCAAAAATTTCTATCAACTAAAACTGCATTATATATTTATGAAGCAACCAGATATCGTATGAAATATTTAGAAAAATATGCGTTTCAACTAATACCTGATATTACAAAACTTAATGAAACACAGATTTTTCCAAATATAAATAAAATTAATGATGAAACAATTGCAAAGTATTTTAATTTTACAGATGAAGAATATAACGCAATAATAAACTTACATCAAAAAAACTATATGTTTTTCTAAACTTTAATAATGAATAGGATTAAACATGTTATCTAATTTTGTTTTATTATCTTCTATTTCGCAATCGTTTATGTATTTTCCTTCTATAATATATAAATTATCTAGTTTGTATTTTATTTTTGATATAATATTTCTATCATCTATGAAAGGAGATAAATTTATAATTAATAATTTTTGAAACAGCTCAAAAATATGTGGTATTTGTGACATATCTTCACTAAATAAGTTTTTAATCAATGATATGTATAAAATATTTACTGAATATATGTCCCAATAACTATAACTTTCTAATATTGTTTCTATTATATATTCAGTATTCATTAATCTAAATGATAATATTTGTTCTTTACATTTATTTTTAAAATTATTACTATATAATGGTATTAAATCAAAAATAATATTATTTTCAAAATAATATTCTAATATTTTCTTACAATCATCATCGTTTAATCTACTATTTACATTATATTTATTTACAATATAATGTAGAATATATAATTCAAATGGTAAATTATTTACCGTATCTATGTTTGACAAATATTTTTTAAAAATAGTATTATTTGTTTTTTTTATATATAATGATTTATTAAAATTTGCAAGCATAGGTATATCATACATTAAATTAAATACAATATTTCCCTCATTTATATTGAAATGTACTATATCTTTTGAAATTAATAAATCTATTCCATCTAATAAGTATTTGTAAGAATCTATAATACATGAAGTTAAATGACAATTATCTATAACATTCTTAGTAAAATAATTATAAAATAATACTGTTTTTATTTTACAATTATTTTTCATTTCACTATTTATTTCATTATCTATTTCATTATCTATTTCAGTTTCTATTTCATTATCTATTTCATTATCTATTTCATTATCTATTTCAGTTTCTATATCATTTTCATTTTTCTCAATACAATAAAACTTATCATTTTTTGAATGTTTTTGTATTGTAAATAAATCATAAAAATTTAGGTCAGTTATATTATCATCTATATTATTTATATTCATTAGATTTAATGCTTTGCTTTTATCAATTGGAATGAAAAAATATTCATAATTATCTATATCTTTTATTAGTTTACTAACTATTATTTCATTTTGCAAACTAAAACTATTTTTTTGTATTTTTCTTGTTTTGCCGATATAATCGTTAAAATTTTTATTTTTTTTATTTTTTTTTATATCATTGTCAAAAAAAATATATTCCAAACAACATTCATTATTTATTTCTGTGTGAATATATTCATTCATTGTTATTTAATATAAAATACCTATTTTTATATGTTTTTTTAAACTTTTCAGAAATTATATCTTTATCTATATTCATTTCTAATAATCTACCCTTTTCTTGTGTTATTATATCTTCATAAGCCTCACAAAAGTCACTATATCCTTGTTTTGGTGTATAATCTTTTAATCTCATATTTGTTTTAATATGTTTATTCATCTCAATCAAAATTATTTCATCAATACTTATATAAGTTCTTCTTTCAACCTTTTCTTTTTTTTCATCTACCTTTTTCCTGCGAAAGTAGTATCTTCCTGCTTTAAATAATTTATCTTCAAAATTACCATTCCATCCATTCTCACGCAATTTTTTTTCTTCATCTGAAAAATCCTGAGATTTATACCACAATTCCCATGCTTCTTTATAATCTTTTCTATCATCAAACTGATGAACTTTCGCAAAATATGTAACACTTTCAATTATTTCTTTTGATAAATTATATCTCAAATAATTTTTTGATTTTCCTATGTTATTACATTGTTCATCATTTTGATTATTCATCTCAGTGTATGTTACTTCCTAATTAAATTATATTCAATTTTTTAAGTATTTTATAAATATAATGGAAACATATGCGATAACATCTGAAGTATATTATGATGCATTTAATAGGTGTTATAAAAATATTATAGTTATTGATAAAATACCAAAAGGACCACTAAAAAATTTAGTAAAACAAATTAACATACCAAAAATATCCCCATTTAAAACAAATTCTTCATGTTGTTACAGAAATAATTGTTATTATGCTATTTATAATGAAGAAAATGAATTAATGAATGCTGATAATTATCATGATTTATATATCTACTTATTAAATAATTCATATACAATTAATTCTGAATTAACAAATATGATTAATAAATCTACCTTTAAATCTTCAAGAAATTTATTATGTTTTATTTCTTATAAAATTGATTAATAATATTTTATGTACTATACACATAATATTATACATGTCTCAAAATTTCGATACTGAATATAAAACTGAATATGAAACTGAATATGAAACTGAATCTGATACAGAAACAACCTGTGAATTTAAATGTATTTCTGATTGCGAATGCGATTTAATTAGAAAATATATAAAACAATTAGATAATGTTGAATTAATTATTTTCAAAATAGCACAGGAGCATTTAGAAACATCATTTGATATACATAAAAGTATAGGTTATATGGAATGGAAAAGCAAAAATAGTTATTGATTTATTGATTTATCAAATCTAATTTTTATTTTTTTTGTATTATTTTTTACAAATTTTTTTACTACATTATTTATTCTTTTTCTTGTTTTCTTCATTTTACGTTTTATGGATTTCATTTTTTTTAATGCTGGATTTTCTAATCTCTCAAGAGCAACTTTGTAATATATACTTGCATCTGTACCTAAAATCATACCAATGTTGTATGCATTTTTTAAATAATTATTAACATTATTTCCACCACCTGTTCTATTAGTTTTAGTTTTACTGTTATTATTACCATCTGGTTTACTGTTATTTTTACCATTTGGTTCACTATTATCTGTTGAATTATTGTCAGAAATGCTTCCAGATTTATTTTCATTTAGTTTATTATTATCTGTTGAATCATTGTCAGAAATGCTTTCAGAATTATTTTCATTTTGTTTACTATTATCTGTTGAATCATTGTCAGAAATGCTTTCAGAATTATTTTCATTTGGTTCAGAACCTGGTTCTGAATTTTTTTGACTTGGTTCAGAATCAGAATCAGAATCATTGCTAGAATCTGAATTAGAATCCGCATCATATCGGCAATCTATTTGTTTTTTATCATTTTCATTATCGGACCCATCAATTCCATTCACTTTTGTTTCTATATCTTCTATTTGTTTTACAATCTTTCTAATGTATGATTTATTATTATCTTTGCAATAAAATCTGTCAATTACTAAATTTCCATGAATTATATTAGCTTTTGTATATTCTTCATCTTCTTCATCACTTTCTTCTTTTTTTGTTGTATCAGATGATTGTTCGGGTACTGGTGTTTCTGTAGTTGCAGGTGCAGATGTGGGTGCTGGTGGTGGTGCTGGTGGTGGTGCTGGTGGTGGTGCTGGTGGTGGTGCTGGTGGTGGTGCTGGTGGTGGTGCTGGTG